GGCTCTTTTGCTCGATTCTTTACCCGAGCCCTGACATACCGTATCTGCCCGCCGATGAGATGCATTGCGCTCCAATGAGCGATATGATGTGTTGCGAGTTCACCTATACGCTACGCAGGGACGTTTTGCGCTCTACTGAGCTATGGTGCATGACTGGCGGTTGTGGTTGGTCTTTAGAGGGGTATGGATACCACTGATGGAAGAGCACGGGTTTTGGGACAGATGCATGGAGGACAGGCGGTTTTACTTTGAGAACTGCCTACGCATCCGAACCTTGGTCGATGGCCACTACCGACTCAGGCCATTCATCCTCAACGAAGAGCAAGAGCAAATCCTTTGCGCCATCGAGGAGCAGGAATACCTTGAAAGGCCCGTTCGTATCATCATTCTCAAGGCCCGGAAGGTTGGTTGTTCCACCCTAATCGAGGCTGTCGGCCACCATTACTGCCAGTTCAACTCTCACGCCGACGCCAAGGTGGTGGCTCACCTGAAAGAGTCCACCAAGGAAATCTTCCACATCACCAAGCGTTATCAGGAGAACCTGCCCAAGTCTGTTCGCACAATCGCCCCTGGAAAGACCATTGGCACCTCGGTTATATGGCAGCATGGGTCCCGATTCTCGGTTGAAACCCAGGGCTCCACCGATGCGGCCCGTGGTTCCACCCCATCGTTTGTTCATATCTCTGAGTTGGCGCTTTGGTGGAAGAGGCGTCGAACGACCACTGATGAGGACGTTCTCCAGAGCCAATTGGGCGCAGTGGACCCCCGGTTTGGTACCACGGTGGTGATTGAATCCACGGCCAATGGGGCATCTGGCGCGTTTTATAACCGCTTTTGGAAGGCATACAAGAACGAGCCGGGCAATATGTTCAAGGCCTTGTTCTTCGGGTGGCAGGAGCACTACAAGTACGCCGATGCGCCCCGCAAATCGGACAAGAAGCTCGATAGGGCCCTTCGGGAGGCCTACCACAGCGAGAAGATGGAGCTATTTTTCGGGTTAGCCGCCGAGTTGGGCTATGACGAGTTCTGGGCTAAGAGGGCAATCGAATTTGAGCTAAAGCCCAAGCAGATTCGGTGGGCTATCCAGACCCTTCAGACCAAGTTTGATGGTGATATCTCTCGGTTTGACACCGAATACCCGCTCAGTCCCCAGATCGCCTTCACATCCAGCGGCAAGAGTCCGTTCGACCAAGTGCTCGTTGCCGAGCGAGTGGCCGAGCTTAAGGAATCTGTGCCGGATATGACCACGGGCACAGAGATAGTGGCTGTGGGAAACCCCATCAAGCTAACTCCAGGCGCAGACCACTGGCAAATCTACCATCAGCCCAAAAAGGACCACGTCTATCTGGTGACAATCGATTCAGCGCACGGCGTGGATGAGGGGGACTACTCGTGCATCCAGGTCCTGGACTCAACAGATCACCACCAGGCAGCAGAGTACTACGCCAGAGTGCCGCCCGATGTGGTCGCCCAGGAGGCCATGAAAGCAGGCTATAGCTACAACGACGCGATGATGATCCCCGAGATTGATGGCCCGGGGCTGGCCGTTGTAAGAGAGCTTCTGGACACAGGTGATGGGTATCAGAATATCTACGTGCGCTCCCTGTCAGGAAACTGGACCCAGAAGTTTGGATTCAGAACAGGCACCTCTGGCAAAAGAGAGGCCGCTATCGCCGCACTAGCCAAAGCGATTAGAAACAAGAGTTGGGATTTCTTCTCCAAGCGCCTCTTAGCCGAATGCCAGACCTTCATTGAGAACGCAAATGGTCGCGCCGAAGCGATGCCCGGAGAGCATGATGATGCGGTAATGGCGATGGCAATCGGGTTGTACCTTGACTCAGAGCTAAATGATGCGGCAATATCAGAGCCGATAAAGGAAGTTGCGAAAGACCCTCCCCAAAATTCGGTGGCCTGGCTGCTGAATTCCAGGGAGGATAGCATTGACCCGCACCTGGGGAAGTATTGGTAGTCGTTGCAATCATATTTGTTTTGTGTGCTATATGGATTACTGGCGTAGCCACATGGGCTATTGTTCGTTGGGATAGACGAAAGCAGCAAAGGCTTTTGGCAGAAAGAATGGAACAAGCTTCCACATCCTGGGATATTTTTGATACTCTCGATAAAGACGAGTTTGAGCAGGCGTATCATCGCCGCTACACGGGAGGTCAATGATGGCGCTTACATTCAAGGGGCCCTCTAGCCTGGGGATCCAGGACGATTACACCAAGTCCCTCCGCGACCTTGGGGCGCAGGCCCCTAAGACCGCATCGCAGTTCGCCACAAAGGCCGGGGCCCTTGAGCCGGGAACCACCGCCGCCCTTATTAGCGCGGGCGCGACCATCCTTTCGACCCTTTTTGGCATATGGTCGCAACCAGACCAGCCTAAAGTGGACAAAGAGGAGGACACCAGCCTGAAGTTCAAAGAGAAGGAAACGATGCCCTTTCAATCGACGTTGCGAGACCCGGGCCCAGCGCAAGGGATGGTGGCGGACACTTCCACAAATGTGGGGGTGGGCGGCGCCCCGAGGACCACGGCGATGAAAAGAATTAGGGCCAACTACCAACTACCAACAATGTTAAGCTAGGAGAGAGATATGCCAATCGGACCACCACCAGGAGCAGGCGGACCCCCAGGTATGGGCGGACCCCCGCCAGGACCCCCGCCAGGAGCGGGAGGACCACCACCCGGAATGGGCGCAGGCCCCCCTCCAGGACCACCGCCGGGCGCAGGACCGGACCTTGCGGGGCTGGATCTTCCTCCAGGAATTACACCAGAGTTATTGCAACAGCTTGCCCTTATCTTAGAAAGCCTGGACCCAGCGATTGTCGAGGCGCTCTTGTCGGGTGACTTGAGCGGAATGGGCGGCGGCGGACCTCCGGGGCCCCCTCCAGGCATGGGCGGACCTCCTGGCGGACCTCCGGGTGGACCTCCGGGTGGAGGCTCTCCACGGGGTGAAGCTGCAAGCCGAATGGCGGAGATGGCGTAATGGCGTACACCAACCCGGTGGAGCCAAGAGAGCCGCTGGAGGATTGGCGAAGCGCCGCCCCCATCCAGTTCCAGCCCTTTAGTGATGCTGGCAAGAAGGCCCGTGAGGCGGAGCTTATGCGTATGTTGGCCCAGCAGCAGGGGCGAGGGGGAGAAATGTCTGACCCGTCAGATCCGTCGCAGCGTCCACCAGGGCAGTCTTTTATGACTCAGCCAGGCGGGATGGGTAACGCCAGAATGCGGGCAGCCGCCCTTATCCGCCAGAAGTTGCGTGAGGCAATGGGAGGCTTGCCCGGCGAGGGACTCCCGAACCGGATGGGCGGATAGGTGGCATTAGCTGGCGCAATATCGGACAAGTATCAAAAGGATACCCCGGCTAAGCAGCACCAACCTACTCTCAAGGAGCAGGAGACGGCCAAGTATGTCCAGCGCCAGTGGGATGATTCAGAGCGGTCTAAACAACAGGTAGTTGAAGATGCCTGGATTGGCCTGGCCTTTTACACAGGTCGCCAGTGGGCTCGCTACAACCGTGTCACCCGTGTGATGGGCGAGGACAATCCACCGCCTTGGCGTGTGCGTATGGTTCTAAATTACGTTATGCCCACAGTGGAAACGCTGGCGGGTAAGCTGGTTGAGAACCGCCCCGGCTTCATGGCCATGCCAGCTACCAGCGATGACGATGATATCGAGGCCGCTCGCCAGTGTGAGCGCCTGCTTGATTACGTGTGGCATGAGCTAAAGATGCAGAACAAACTGCATGAAGCGGCGAAGTGGATGGCAATATCTGGCACTGTGTTCTTCAAGACGTGGTGGGATCCAGAGGGCGGGGAAGAGTATGAAGAAGAGGAACAAGACCTCGAAGCCCTGGAATACGTCGAGGGAATAGAGGGCGAAGCCAAGGGCAAAAAGACAGTCAGGAAGATGACCGGCTTTCCCATGGTCGATGTGCTCTCTCCTTTGGAAGTGGGTTGGGATCCAGGCGCGAAAGACATGGAGTCTTGCCGGTGGATGGCGCACGCCAACATGCTGCATATCGATGAGGTCCGAGAGCGATGGCCCAAAAAGGGCAAGTTCGTCCAGACCAATGCCGTCGAAACACAAGACCAGTTCAGCCAGCAGATCCTCAGAGAGTTCAGCCGCCAATCGCAAATCGATGACGCGATGCTGGACCGGGTGATGATTTACGAATACTTCGAGCGCCCAAGCCCCCGGCACCCAGATGGCTATTACGCCGTCGTTGCTGGCAATGTGGTGCTAGAAGAACAAGACGAGTTACCCTATGGGCGCTTGCCGTTCTTTGTAGTCCGCCATGTGACGGTGCCAGGAAGATTGCACGGCGAAGGACTAATCAAGTCCATTGTGCCCGCACAGAAGGAACTGAACAAATCTGTAAGTCAGCGAATTGAAAACAAGAACATTCACGCGCATCCCAAGTGGAGAGCGGAGAAGGGTTCCGTTGACAAGCAAGCATTCACCGATGAGCCCGGCGAGGTCATCTTCTATAGCCGTACAGCGACCCGACCCCCCGAGCCCCTACCCCCACCCCCATTTTCACCTGAGCAGCGTCTGATCGAAAAAGAACAGATAGAGCACATCGAGAACATCAGCGGCGTTAGTGATGTGACTCGTGGTCAGGCATCTTCACAGATGAGCGGTCGGGCCATCGGTCTTCTAGCAGATTTGGACCAGACCAAGCTGGGCCCAACAGTGCGCGAGTTCGAGGGGGCTATCGAGAAGATGGCATCCTACATGCTGTGGATGTGGCGTGAATACATGCCAGTGCCATTCACGCTCCAGGCCGTTGGTCGCAACAATGCGTTTGAGGTCTTTGAGTTCTACTCGCGGCAAGTCAAATCAACCCGCGTAAGAGTCGTGGCCAACTCCATGTTGCCCAAGCATCCGTCCTACCGCCGAGAGCAAATCATGCAGATGTATCAGGTAGGTATCCTTGGCGACCCGGCAGACCCAGAGGTCCAGATGAAGACCCGCCGGATGATGGAGTTCGGGGACATGGACCCGCTCTATGGCGACCATGACCGAGACAGAAACTACGCCAGAGAAGAGATACACATGCTAGCTAATGGTAAGGCTGTAGATGTGAAGCCGTGGGAGAACCACATCGTTCACATTGACACACACCTTAGCTTCATGAAGAGCATTGATTACCGGCTATTGCCAGAGGAAGCGCAGCTAAACTTTGAGCGGCACCTCGCATGGCACTATTATGCCGAGAGTCAGCAGCAACAGGGCCGTCCATGGTGGGAGATGTATGCCAATGCAGGCATGCAAGACTTCCCGCCGACGATGCCTGCTGCCGAAGAACAGCCAGGAGGCATTGCAGGTCCGCCTGCCCCAGAGATGGGTATGATGCCACCAGGGGCTGAGATGATGCCCGCAGGCGCGGTGCCTGGCCCTCCAGGGGGCTTAGTGGGTGGCGGTACACCGGAGCTTAACCAAGCAGTTGGTACAAGGGGTCCGGGTGTCGCTGACTATGAAGCGGGTTTTCAAGCAACTCCACGTTGATCGTTCGCTGGCGCGATAGCCAGTACGAGGAGATGAGATGACAGATGAGTATGGCGATACGAGCGCAGGCTCCGTAGAGGATTCGCAGGCCTCTTATGCAATTCCGACTGAAGCTGACATCCAAGCGCATGAGGCTGGCGATACAGCCTCTGAGCAGCATGAGACGGAACAAAGCGACCAACCAGAGCCCGTTCCTTACGAGCGGTTTCGGGAGAGTCGTGAGCAACTAAATGATGTTCGTTCTCGGAACGATCAACTAGCAAACCAAGTTCAGGGCTTGCAGGAGCAGGTGGGCAGAACCAATCAGTGGAATCAGTGGCAATGGAATCAGCTTCAGAATCAGCGGCAACAGCCGCAGACCGAAGTTGAGGAATATGCAGATCCGCTTGAGGGTGAGGTGAAAGGGCTGAAGGCACAGCTAAATCAAATGCAGCAGCGTCAACAACAGACGCAGCGGTATTATGACCATCGTGCCAAAGAAGCTGAGATTCAAACAGCACAGCGACAGATTGAGGCGGAGATGTCTTCTGCAACGCAGAAGTATCCCAACATGGACCGACTCCAAGTTGTCAACGCGCTTATCCAGAATCCGAATGCTTCCATTGACGCTTTAGCCAAACGCTCTCAGGAAGAGATTGTTAGCCGCTATAACCAGTGGGCAAAGACTCAGGGCTACAAGCCCCGGGCTAAGTCCCTTCAGAGATCTAGCGGGAAGGCCGGTGCCTCCAAGCGAGACTTTGGTGATGATTTGGATGCTGCCGAACAAGCTGCGATTGCAGACCTTGACTTGGGAGATTACTAATCGCCTATAGGAGAAAATCATGGCAGGACAATCATTAGGAACGCATTCCGGGACAGTAACCCAGACCGGGTTCGATACCGTATTAAAAGATTATTACGAGGGACCCGTACGGGAATACCTCAATAACAAAGTCACCATTCTAAAATACACCGACAAAAGCTCACGCAAGTGGACTGGTCGTCGAGTGGTCTTCCCCCTGAATGTGGGTCGCAACTCTGGTGTTGGTGCTCGCGCTGAAAGCGCAACGCTTCCGACAGCGGGCAAGCAAGACTACGTGGAAGCCCACATCGGTGCCAAGTTTCTGTATGGCCGTATTGAGCTTACAGGGCCGGTAATCGCAGCCTCGAAAAACAATCGTGGCGCGTTTGTCTCTGCTCTGAAAAGTGAAATTTCGGGTATGCGCCGAGACTTGCGGGTGGACTTTGCTCGTCAAACCTATGGCGCTAACATTGGGGCTGCCGGTGAAACGGGCCTCTTGGCTCAGGCGTCCACTGGTAGTGGCGGGATTGCCGATGGCGCTACTGAGCCAATTACCTGTGACGGCATCGGGACCCGGTATATCAAAAAGGGCATGCTCCTGAACTTTGGAACCGTGAGTGAGTTGGCAGCAGCTTCTTCTTCTGTTTCA